CACTCACAACCATCATCCTACACTCCGAATCAGGTGAGTGGATGGAGTCATCCTACACGATGCCTGTGGCAAAGCAGAACGATCCACAAGCGATGGGTTCGGCAATCACTTACGCTCGGAGATATGCTCTCGGTTCAATCTTGAACCTGAACATTGACGATGACGATGATGGTGAGAAGGCAATGGGTAGAACATCTGCACCAAAGAAAGAAGAACTCACTCCCAAGCATCCCAATTGGGCAAAAGCAATGGAGCATCTCAAGACCGGTGGACTGATGACCGACATCACAAACAAGTACGATGTCTCTCCAGTCAATCAAAAACTATTAATTGGCGAGAAATGAAACATCAACTTCCAACTATTCACTCTTCTTTGACGGAGGAGGATTGGCAAGATTTGAGAAGGTCACGCTTCACCGCTTCCGAAATTCACAAACTGATGGGGACTCCGAAAACAAAATCGGAGTTCCTTTCCGAGACGGCAAAGTCCTTTGTGTTTGAGAAAGCAGCGGAGTATCTCACAGGCAACCGAACGGAGATTTATGGTCGTGCTTTGGATTGGGGCAAGGAACACGAGAAAGAAGCTTTCCACTACTTCCAGCAACAAACCGATGATTTCTACACCTACTACGGAGCGGAGACCTACACCTTCATCACTTATGGACTTTGGGGTGGTTACTCTCCCGATGCACTTGGTGAGAAGCTCATTGAAATCAAATGCCCTTTTAATTCAGGCAACCACTTGCAAAACTTCTTCATCAAAAACAACGAGCAACTCAAGAGCAAACGGACGGAGTATTATTGGCAGATGCAGATGGGAATGATTGCAACCGGGTTGACCGAAGGGATATTCGTTTCTTACGATCCCCGAATGCCCGATGGAAAGAAGGTAACTGGAACGCTCATCACTTTGGACGAGGACTCTCAAGAAATCATTGACGAGAAACTGACCTACGCTGGAGAACTATTTTTGTCAATCACAAAATAAATCGTCCATTCACAAAAAGATTTGTAAAATAAATTTGTAATTGTGAAATAAAAGTTGTTTGTTTGAACTATGGCATTAGACATCATCTACCCAATCATCTTGACTCCCATCGCATTTGCGGTGGGCTACGGAATCCACGCATTCCGCAAGTCAATGAAGCAAGAACTTCCCGAAGCCAAACCATACGAGTTTGAAAGGGACGAGTACAATCCTGACTTTGACCAATTCAGTCAGGCGATTTACAACCACAAATTCTACAAAGGAAAAGCAAAATGACAACAACAATACTATTTGGATTGACATTCGTCCTATTGGTGTACAAGGTGTATGCTGATGAAAAGAAGTCACAAAGTTACTTGGAAGAGATTTACCGTCTACATCGGATGAATACCGAATTAGAAGGTGAACTTTGGCAGAATCGCATTACTTTGCAAACTGCCACCAACCAATTGAACTTGGCAAAAATGGAACACGAGAAAACCAAAGCCGAGTTGGAGGACAAAGCAAAAACTTGGGAGAACCAATATAACGCAATCAAGAATGAAGGCAATCGTCATTAAAGCAACAATCAACTTCATCACCAAGTGGCGTGTGTACTTTGCCGGTGAGTTACTCGCCACCTTTGAGAGTGAACAGGACGCACACGATTACGCAAAATTCATAAACGAACAATGAGCAACGATAAACAACAAACGGCAATAGGAATTGTAAACCATAAAATTGATAACTTAGAATGGGCATTTCAATTTAATAATGATGTACCAGTAATGATTGCTGAATACATTAATGGAAAAAGAGAAATGAACCTTACAATTGGTGATACTAGTACTTCAAACATTGTATTTAGTGATGGCAATGGAAACACATTTAAGATTTTTGCAAGGGAGAAAGGAGGTAACAAATGAGCAACAATAAACAAAGTAGCGTTGAGTGGTTGGTTGAACAAATCAAAAAAGACATCAATTTGAGATTGAGAGGATTTGATATTGACAAAGCACTTGAACAAGCCGAAGCAATGCGAAAGGATGAAATTAAAAATGCTCAAATGGATATGTTTATTCATCTTAATAATTTGCCTTATGGTTTAGAATATCTTGAAAAACGACAAAGTGCAGAAGATTTTTCACAACAATACTACAACGAAACATTCGGAGGAGGTGAGCAATGACAAACAATAAACAACAAACGGCAGTGGAGTGGTTATGGGAAATTGCATATAATAGAGATTTAACCGTTGCAGATTGGAAACAAGCCAAAGAAATGGAGAAAGAAAGAATTGAAACTGCATACAACAAAGGAACAGTTCATGGAATTGATTATCCTGAAAGTACATTACCAATAACTGGTGAACAATACTACAACGAAACATTCGGAGGAAACAATGAATAAACAAAGTAACTACAACCTGATGTGGGCAATCGCCATCCTTCGTGAGGACTATCACCATTGCTGGAGATATATCGCAGCGGAAATGGGGTGCAGCGAGTGGAAAGCACGGTATCTTTATTCACGGATCAAGAAAGATTTTAAGTTGAAACAATCAAACTAAATCGCTATATTTGTACAAGAAGTTGAGATTTCGCAGCTCTCGTAAACTTTCAAGATTTTTGCCCGTTGGGATGATAGGTGCTGCGACCACTGTCATTTTGATGGGCTTTTTTTATTCGCAGCAAAAATGAACACACAAGAAGAAGAATGGAAAGCGATTGCGGAATGCAATGGTGAGTACCACATCTCCAATCACGGGAGAGTTAAGAGTTTGAAGTTTGGCAAGGAAAGGATTTTGCGACACGGTTTAATTGGCAACGGTTATCCAGCGGTTAGTATTTGTTATTCAAAGAAAAAACAAAAATGTGAACTAATTCACAAATTAGTTGCATTGGCTTTTATTCCAAATCTTGACAACAAACCACAAGTCAATCACAAAGACGGGAACAAGTTAAACAATCACATTGACAATTTGGAATGGGTGACAATTAAAGAAAATATACAACATGCTTGGAATACGGGATTGTTTGAGGACAAAAGAAAAAAAGTCGCAGCATCTGCTAAATTACATCATTCCAAACCAGTTCTTGATTTGCTTACAGGTACGAAATACAATTCATTGAGTGAAGCTTGTCGTTTATTAAACGAACCATATTCAAGACACTCAATGCGAATCTTTATGTCATACAAAACAATTAGATTTATCTACCTATGAGCAAAGATCCAGCGTTCTTGTTTTATTCTTCGGACTTTTTGACCGGGACATTGTTGATGTCAATGGAGCAGAAAGGCAAGTTCATCACCTTGCTTTGTATCCAACATCAAAAAGGTCACTTATCCGAAAAAGATATGTTGCACATATGTGGTTCATATGACGAAGATGTATTCACCAAATTCCAAAAAGATGAACAAGGCAAGTTCTACAACATCAGGTTGGAAGAGGAGGTTGATAAGCGTAAAGCGTACTCCGAATCAAGGAGAAACAATCGTAAGAAGAAAGAAGATATGAATAACACATCTTCATCATATGTTCAACATATGGAAAATGAAAATGAAAATGAAAATTTAATTGAAAAAAAGAAGGTAGCACGATTCCAAAAACCCACCATTGAACAACTCAAAGAGTATATGAGCGAACAAGGAATGAACGACATTGCAGAGAACTGGTTAAACCATTACGAAGCAAACGGCTGGATGGTCGGAAAGAACAAGATGAAAGATTGGAAAGCGTCAGTCAGGACTTGGAAGATTAATCAAAAAAATAATTCAGCAACTCCACAAGTTGTTCACAAAAAAGTGTTTAATTTGTCGGACTATGAATGAACTTGAAGATTACATACTCGGACAACTTTTATTCTATGAGCAGACAAGAGCTTTGCTTCCAAGAATCAAACACCAATGGTTTGAACAACCCCTTCACCGAGAGGTCATCCAGCGGATGTCGGTTGCTTACTACGGCAACGAGGCAATTGATTATATGTCCTTGACCAAAGGGATGAACAATGATGATAGAATGAGGGTGATTTTCATCGGGCAGAATGTCAGCAATGTAGCGAATGTGAGCAGTTATATTCCCAAGTTGGAAGCCAAGTACCTACACAAGGAGTTCGTTGCTCAAATCGCTTCCATTGACTTGACAATTGATTTGAAAGAGTTGCTCACACAAACTCAAAGCATAATTGACAACACCAAGTTCACAACAATCAACGATCCTGTGAGCATCCACAAGTTGAGCGGTCAAGCCGTTGACAACATCACCCAAGCAATTGAGCGTGGCGATAGGATAACAGGTAAGCAAAGCGGATGGATTTCAATTGATAGAATCTTGGGAGGTTGGAACGCTGGTGATTTGGTGGTGATGGCTGCTCGTCCAGGTCAAGGAAAGACGGCACTTGCTTTGTCCTTGATGTATGAGTTCGGGAAGTTGGAAGGGAAGGGTTTGTTTGTGAGTTTAGAGATGTCATCCGAGCAACTTGCAAAGCGATATTTATCACTCCTTGTAGACATACCTAATTGGAAGATACGCAACGCCAACCTGAAGGAGGTGGAGGTCATAACCCTTTGTGATAGCGTGAACAATTCAAATGTTGAGTTCTTTGTTGATGACGATCCGAACTGCACGATTCAGCAAATCAAATCCAAAGCAAAGATTCACAAAGCAAAGCACGGACTTGAGCTTCTCGTGATTGATTACATCCAGTTAATCAAAGGCACAAAGCAAAACCGAGAGCAAGAGATTGCAGAGATTTCACGCAACTTGAAATTGTTAGCAAAGGAATTGCAAATCACCGTCATCGTTCTTGCCCAATTATCTCGCAAATGTGAGGAGAGAGCAGACAAGAGACCGATGTTGAGTGACATCAGGGAGAGCGGAAGCATTGAACAAGATGCAGATGTTGTGATGTTTCCGTTTCGCCCGGCATACTATTCAGGTGAGAAGATGGAAGTTGAAGAAGCGGAGGTCATCATCGCAAAGAATCGTCACGGAGAATGTCACACCATCCCCACAACCTTCACAGGCAGTCGGACAATGTACGAGGAGAAGTTATGAACCACTACCAAGAAACCCACAACCTAAAGCAAGAAATACGCAGATTGCGTTTGACGATTCAGCAACTTCACACTTCTCACGCACAGGAGGTCAAAAGATTGAAGAATGAAATACTCCGACCACGCTGCGACATTAACGACATAGAAGCGGACTGGACCGATGCGATGCGAGTGGCTTGTCAAGTTTACGATGTCACCCCTGACCAAATCGTTTCTCACAATCGCAAACAACACATCTCCTATGCACGGCACTTGTTTTGCTATTTATGTAGGAAGCATTTGAAGATGACCTTCGCTGGGGTTGGCAACATCCTACATCGGGATCACTCATCTATCATTAATTCCGCCAATGTTTACACCGACCTAATCCAATATGACCGAATCACAAGTCAACATTATACGAAAGCACTTGCCTTATTGGGTGATTACTTGCAAGAAAGGACTCACGCAGAGCATCTCCATCTACAAGACGGAGGAGGAGTTGTTGAGGTGTAAGAAAAAATACGAAAAAGATGGTTATCTTTGCATTATTGAAAAGAAAATTTGAACAAAGCCGACATCATATTGGAACTTTCCAAAGCTGATTGGCTCACCCAAGCAACGAGGAATATCGCCAAAGATAGAGAGTTGGCAAGGGAGTTGTATCAATTTTACTTTTTGACTTTACTTGAGAAACCTGATGAGCAAATTGAGAAAATATACAGGGACGGATACATCCAGTTTTGGTCAATCCGTCTCCTTTATTTGGCTATCAACGGCAACCGGCATCCCTTCGGTAACTCTCGCATATATGACCAGTACGATGTCTATGAGCTTGACTTCGCTGAAGAACCTGACCTACTCCTTGAGAGAGAGGAAGAAGAAACAATTGAACTTGAACGAATCAACAAAATAAACCAAGTCACCGAGTCAGCATATTTTTATGAGAAGGAACTATTCAAGATGTGGTGTTCAGGAATGTCTGCAAGGGCAATCCATAGAAAGACCGACATCTCCGTCCGTGAAGTGTTGAGGGTGGTGAAACTAATGAAAGAACGATGCACACAGAAATAATTGGAATTGCTTGTTT